GTGCGGCTTCGCGGGTTAATCGCGGAGCCGATTTTTTTTGGGCAGAGACAAATGACCAGCAAGGTGAAGCCCGGCGCTAACAAACTGAAGATCAGCGCTAAAAGAATCTCCAGGCCTTGCAAGGATTGTATCTATTATCAAAAGCTCACAGAGAAGCTCAAGGTTTCGGGAGTGCTCGCGAGGGCCATCGCCAAGTTCGAGGAGAGAATCCGAGAGGCCGATTTCAGCCCCTCGGTAGGGGACTACATCAAGCTCGTACAGATGAGGAAAGAGCTAGAACAGGCAACCGACGAGGCGAAGGAGATCAGAGTGACATGGGTCGAGCCACTGACGTCCGACACCTAGACATTGCCTATGACCCACTGCCCTCCCAGAAATCTTTTCACGACCTGAGAGCGCGTTTTAAGGGATTCTCGGGGCCGATCGGAAGCGGCAAGAGCCAGGCGCTTTGCCAGGAAGCGATCAAGCTAAGTTACTTGAATCCGCGGCGGATGGGATTGCTGGGGGCGCCGACCTACCAGATGTTACGAGACGCGACGCAATCGACGCTGTTCGAGATATTAGACAGCAACCGAATTCCGTACGAGCACAACAAGGCGGAGAACACGGTGCGGATGAAGGACACGGGGTCGCGGATCGTGTTCCGGCCGGTCGACGAGTTCGAACGGCTGCGCGGAACCAACCTTGCTTGGTTCGGGCTGGATGAGCTGACCTACACGCCGGAGGAGGCATGGCTGCGGCTGGAGGGCCGGTTGCGGGACCCGAAGGCGCAGCGGCTGTGCGGTTTCGCAGTGTGGTCGCCGAAGGGTTACGACTGGGTGTACCGGAAGTTTGTGGAGGCACCCAGCAAGGGATACCAGGTGGTGGTGGCGCAGCCATACGAGAACCGGTTTCTGCTGGCGAAAGTGCCGGACTTTTATGACCGGCTGAAAGAGAGCTACGACGAGCGGTTCTTCCGGCAGGAAGCATTGGGCGCGTACCTGAGCCTGAGCGGGGGCACCGTGTACAGCTCGTTTACGCGGGTTGAGAACATGCGGGACCTGGGCCGGGATCAAAGGCTGCCGCTGCAGTGGGCTTTGGATTTCAACGTGGACCCGATGAGTTCGCTGGTGGTGCAGGTGGTAGCCGGCAAGGTGCTGGTGCTGGATGAAATCGTAGTACGAAACGGGACGACGATGGAAGCCTCCGAGGAATTCCTGAAGCGGTATCCGGAGCATTGGGGAGGCGTTCACATTTATGGAGACGCGTCTGGAAACCAGCGGCAGACGACGGGAGCGACGGACTACGAAATGATCCGCGAGTACTTTCAGGCTCACTCGGGAATGGAGCTTCACTACCACGTACCGAGGTCGAACCCGAGCGTGCGGGAACGGGTCAACTTGACAAATGCGAGGTTACGATCGGCGACGGGAGAAGTCGGGTTGCTGGTGGACCCGAGGTGCAAGGAGCTGATCAAGGATCTGGAACAGGTGACTTACAAGGCCGATTCGAATTCGATCGACAAAGAGCGGGACCGAATGAGGACGCATCTATCGGACGCGCTGGGATACCTGTTGTGGCAGGAATGCAGAATGCTTCCCCGAATCGGGGAGCGCCAGGAGCGATTGTTCTAACCATGCAGACGATCAACCGGGAGCATCCGGAATACATCGCGCGAAAGGCGACGTGGAGGCGCTACAAGGACCTGTACTTGGGCGGCGACCTGTTGCGGGCGCGCGCCGCGGAGTACCTGCTTCGGCGGCACAAAGAGCCAGGCGAGGTTTACCAGGAGCGGCTGAACCGGGTGTTTTACCAGAACTACATCGGCTCGATCGTGGACTGGTACGCGGCGACCCTGATGCATCGCGAGCCGGCGCTGATGCTGGACGGAACCGACGCGGGGGCGAAGAGTTTTTACAGCCTGCTGGCGGACGACTGCGACCTGAAGGGGACCAGCCTGAGCGAGTTCTTCCGTAAAGGATTCGTGGAAGCGCTGGTATGCGGCTCGAGCTACCTGGTGGTGGACTTTCCACGCACGACGGGGCCGGCGCTGACGCGGGCGGAAGAAGACGCGGCGGGGACGTCGCGGGCGTACCTGTCGGACTACGGGGCGGACGAGGTCATCAACTGGAACTACGATCCAAACGGCGGGATGGACTGGGCGGTAATCCGAACGTCGTGTCTGCAGCAATCCAAGGTGACTGACGCGAACTGGGAGCAGGAGACGCGCTGGATCTACTACGACCGGGAGAATTTTCAGGTTTACCGGAAAGCGGGCGAGGGGAAGCCGATCGAGAAAATCGACGAGGGGCGGCACGCGCTGGCTTCGCTGGGCCGGGTGCCGCTATTCCAGATGCGGGTGACGGAGGGGCTGTGGCTGATGAACCGGGCCGCGCTGCTGCAACTGGAACACTTCAACAAGTCGAATGCACTGGGATGGGCGCTGACGATGGGGCTGTTCGCGATGCCGGTAGTCTACTCGGAACGGGAGTGGAACCAGATAGTCGGCGAATCCTATTACATCCAACTGGGACCAGAGGACCGTTTTGGGTGGACGGAGCCGGAGGGGAAAGTTTACCAGATCGCGGCGGACAACCTGGTGCAGATGAAGGATGAAATCTACCGGGTGTGTTACCTGAACAACCAGGCGATGGGTGGGGCATCGAGCTCGACCAATCAATCGGCGCTGGGCAAGCAACTGGACTTCGCGACCACCGCCGAGGTGCTGGGCGCCTATGGGACAACGGTGCGGGAGAGCATGAAGCAGGTGCTGTGGGCGGTGGCGAGGGCGCGGCAGGACGAAGTCACGATCGACGTGGCGGGGATGGACGAATTCGACATCGACGATTTCAGCACGGAGTTGGACGACGCGCAGAAGCTGCTGAACCTGGGCATCCATTCGCCCACGCTGACCAAGCAGATCTACAAGCGGCTGGCGAACCAATACCTGGCCAACGCACGGCAGGAAGTGAAGAGCCGGGTGGCGGAAGAAATCGAAGAGGCGGGGGAATAGGTGGCGGAAGGCGCGGGCGGTCTCGATGGGTCGCGCGAGGATAGCGACGCAAGAGCAATCTGCGAAGGAGTTCGGCGAGAGGGGTGTATGGAAGGAATCGACATTCAAGCGGTGGTGCGGCAGGCGATCCAGGAATTTGCAAACAACGAACAGGCCAAGGCCGAGCCGGCGCACAAGGCGGAACTGCAGGAAGAGCGACGGCGGCGGGAGCAACTGGAGCGCCGGGTGAACGAGCTGGTGGAGGAGAACAAACGCAGCCGGCTGGTGGCGGAGGAGGCGGAGCGCGCGTCGGCGGTGCGGGCGGAACTGCAGCGTCTGGGAGTGGCGAAGGTGGAGCTAGCCTTCAAAGCGGTGCAGGACGAGATCGTGCGGAGCGAGGACGGGCGTCTGGTGGCGCGGGGCGAAAGCGGCGAGATGCCGGTGCGCGAGTACCTGGCGGCGTTCGTGAGAGAGAATCCGGAGTTTCTGCCGGCGCGCATTCCCGGGGGAAGCGGAATGGCAGGGATGCTGAAAAGTCCGGCGGGCGGAGGCGAGGCGATCACGATCGACCGAATCCGGCCGGGCATGAGCGCGGAAGACATGCGGCGGGTACGAGAAGAAATCGTGCGCGTGGCGTCGCAGACCTTAAAGGGTCTGTAGTGACAAGTCCGGCCAGCAGGGCCGGCAAGACAAACTAAGGAGAAGGAATGGGAGCAATTACAAATCTTAACGTCGCAAGCGCGATTGTGAAGCTGGTGGCGGCGGACGCTTTGCCGGTGCTGGTGGGAAACCTGGTGATGGGCAACCTGGTGAATCGCGATTACGAACCAGTGCTGGCCAATGCCGGCGACACGGTGAACGTGCTGTTGCCGCCGACGCTGGTAGCCAACAACATCGCGGACGGCAGCACGGTGACGCTGCAGAATCCGCCTCTAACCAGTGCGCCGATTGTGCTGAACACGCACATGGAAGCGACTTTCCAGATACCGGACGTGACAAAGGTGCTGGCAGTGCCGGACCTGCTGAAGATCTACATGCAGCCGGCAGTGGCGGCGATCGCGCAGAGTATCGAAACGAGCCTGCTGAGCCTGTACCCGGGATTCCCGACGACGGTAGGAACCGCGGGATCGCCGCTGACGGAAGCCACGGTGGACGCGGCGGAAACGGCTTTGTTCATGGCCAAGGTACCGCCCAGCGAGCAGAAGTACATTGTGGTGGACTCGGCGGCCTACTCGGCATGGCGGCAGATTCCGCTGTTCGAGGAATTCCAGACGGCGGGCGCGGCCGGGCTGGCGGCATTGATTGACGGGACGATCGGAAAGTACAAAGACTTCTACATTTTCCGTTCGCAATTCGTGCAGAAGACCAGCAGCCCGGCCAACACGCACAACCTGGCGTTCACGCGGGATGCGATGGGCCTGGTGGTTCGCCGTCTGCCGCAACCTCTTCCGGGAACGGGAGCGATTGCGGAGTACGCCGAGCTGGGCAACTTCGGCATGCGGGTGGTGATGAGCTATCAGCCGAATACGCTGGCACAGCAGTTCACGGTGGACGTGCTGTACGGATGCGGGGTGCTGCGCAGTGGATGCGGCGTGCAGGTAAACACCTAACAAAGGCGGAGCCGCGAGGCGGGCCGGCGGCCGGGGTAACCGGGCAGCCGGCCCGCACCGAATGCGAAGGGAGCGGGATGGATCTGAGACTGTACTACCAGAAGATACGAGACACGCAAGCGAAGATCGCCGACCCATTTCCGGTGATGGAGAGCTGCGAAACACCGGACGGGGGCGCCACCGGCAGGCTAACCGAAGTGACGCCAGCTATAGCGGCGAGGTTGATTGTGGAAGGGTCGGCGCGGCTGGCGAGTGACGCGGACGCGGCGGCATTTCGCGAGGCGCGGGCGAAGGCCAAGCAGGCGGCGGACGAAGCGCTGGCGGCGGCCAGGGTGCCGATGACGTTCCTGCCAATGGCGGAATGGAACAGAATCCAGGACGCGGGGAAGCGCGCCAAGAACCAGGCATAAGGGTATGGCACTATTCACGGACGGACCTCCTTCCAGCATCGAACAGCTTGCGGGGCTGGACTCGCAGTTGCCGAGTGTGGCCAGCACGGAGGGGATCGATCTGAGGCGCAAGCTGGAACTGGCCCACGAAGAAATAGGTCTGGACCTGGATGCTTTGCTGAGAATAAGGCCGGCGGATGGTTCGATGTGGGCGGTCGAGAAGCCGAGGCTGGAAAACGTGGTAGTAACAGCGGCACTCAAGCTGTGGTTTGCCTACCGAACGCTGGAGCTGGTATACAGCGATGCGTACAACAGCCAACTGAACGACCGGTACATGGGCAAGCGCGACCAGTTCCAGCAGATGGCTGTCGCGTATCGCGAGCGGTTGCTTGAGGCTGGGGCGGGGATGGCGTCGATGCCGTTGCCGCGGCCCGCAACACCGGTGCTGGCGGCGGCGCCCGGAAGTTTGCCGGACAACATTTACTACGTCACCGCAGCCTGGGTAAACCGGGTGAACGAAGAAGGAGCGAGTGCGATGCCAGCGGCGATTACGACATCGTTCACCTCGTTCACAGCGCAAATCGGGCCGGCGCCAAAGAATGCCACCGGGTGGAACGTATACGTCGGCATGGATCCGGACAGCATGGCGCTGCAGAACAGCGCGCCTCTCGAGGTTGGGGCGGCCTGGGTGCAGCCGGTATGGATCAACGCGACGGGACGCGAGCCGGGTCGTGGACAAGCTCCGAGCTATGTGCAGGCGCTGGGGCGGATTTTACAGAGGGGCTGATGCCGACAACGATAGGAAACACGGTAACGGCCAAGACCGTACAGTTGCTGACGGGGCCCAGCGGCTTGAATCTCCACCTGGAGGCCCTGGCGGTGAGCGGCGCGACAGCGGTAACGCCGCTGGGGACGGCGCAGATTCTCGCCGAGAACGTGGCGATTGAACTGGTAGAGCGGGCGACCGCCGTTCGCTATCCGGCGGTAAACGTGTACTGCGAGAAAATCGTGAACCAACTGGTGGAGAAGTTTCGAACGTTTTCGGGGATCTCCCAGATGGCGATCGAAGTGCGGCACTCGCAGGACCGCTTGGAAGGGTTGCAAGACACAGTGGAGCTATACGCCAGCGCGGTGACGCAGACGCTGGATGCGACGCGCGGAGACTGGGGTGACGGGATGTACTATGCAGGCGGGTATCAGGTAACGTTCGGAGCCGTCAAGAGCGGGGGAATAAACTTCGTGCAGACGGCCAAAGTGACATTCGAGATTGGAGTGAGCATTAACTAAGATGGCTTCTTACATTTCCTCAAACGCAAATCGCTTCTACACGGCGCTGGAAAGCGCGTATGGCAGCGTGGCGGCAATCGCAGCAGGCAACCGGATACCGGCGCTCAAACTGACCGTGCAGCAGCAGCTCGAGGTCACGAACCGGAAAGACAAGACGGGAAGCCGGACGTTTCCCGGCCTGCCAGCGGGCGGGCGGCGCCGCACTTCCTTCGACTTACAGACGTACATGACGAGCTGGCAGGCCGCTGCGGGCGGTCCGGCGTACGGGCCGTTGTTCCAGGCGGCGTTGGGCGCGGCGCCAATGATCTTCAGCGGCGGTGTGGTGGGATCGTACTCGGGAACGACACTGGTTTTTGCGGCGCCTCACGGACTGAACGTAAGCCAGGCGGTCTCCAGCGGGGGCGAGATACGGTTTGTGACGGCGGTGGTGGACGCCAACACAGTGCAGCTCAACGCGCCGCTCACCACGGCGCCAGGGAGCGGAGCCACGATCGGAGCGGCCGTGACCTACCAACCGGCGACGGAGCTGCCGAGCGCCAGCGTGTTCGATTACTGGGATCCGGCGAGCGCGGTACAGAGAATCCTGAGCGGCGCGGCGGTGGATCAGATGGAGATCCAAATCGACGGCGATTTTCACGAGTTTCATTTCAGCGGCGTGGCGCAGGATGTGCTGGACAGCGCAAGCTTCACGGCGGGGCAAGGCAACTTGACAAACTACCCGGTGGAGCCGGCGATCGGCGCATTCGACTATTCGATCGTGCCCGGCAACCTGGGGCAGGCGTGGCTGGGAACCGAACCAGCGCAATTCTTCACGGTGACGGAAGCGTCGGTGGTGCTGAAGAACGGGCTGGACACGCGGTCACGGGAATTTGGTTTCAGCCTTCCGCAAGCGATCGCACCGGGACAAAGAACCGTGCAGGCGTCAATCGGACTCTACAGCCAGACCGACAACGCGACACCGGCGTTGTACCAGGCGGCGCGGGAGCAGACGCCGATCAGCGTGATGTTCCAACTGGGCCAGACCCAGGGCCAGGTGATGGGCGTGTACCTGCAGAGCGTGATTCCAGAGGTTCCGCAGTTTGACGACAGCGCGAACAGGCTGCAATGGGTGTTCAAGCCGTCGCGTGCGCAGGGGACGGTGGACAACGAAATCGCGGTTGCGTTTGGATAGGCATGACATACGAGAGCGTGAAGGACTGGGAGTCGAAGATAGCGCCGGGGGTCAGGTACCGCATCGCGCGAATGTCTTTTGCGCGGCGGGTGGAACTGATGCGGCAGGTTCGGGAACTGGCGCGGCGCATGGAGTTTCTGGAGGCTGGCCAGGCGCCGGGGGAAAAAATGGACTCGGCGCTGGTTAAGGCCGAGGTCGACCGGCTGTACCTGATATGGGGCCTGGTAGGGGTTTCGGGCCTGGAATTGGATGGGGCCGCGGCAACTCCGGCAGGGTTGGCGGAAAGCGGACCGGAAGACCTGTTCCGGGAAGCGCTGGCGGCGGTCAAGGCCGAGACAGGACTGAGCGGGGCAGAACGAAAAAACTGATTGTCGCCTTCCATTTTCAATTTTCCAACCAGGCTGGGTGGAGGTGCGACGTTTGCCGGAAGTCCGGCCTGGAGGCGAAACGCAGGTGCGGCTGGCTGCCGGCGGCGCGCGACCAGGGAGGGCCACCGGTGTGGGCGCGAAGAGAGGCGATCCTGGGGACATGTCCCAGGTCGGCGATTACCGCGGAGAGCCAAACGACGGTGGAGGAGTTCTTCATTCGAAGGCGGCTGGGCCTGATGGACGAAGAGCATCTCACGGCGCGACAGGTAGAAGCGTTCGCCATTCTGGAAAAGGTACTCGCGGCGGAAATCAAATATGAGCAACACGACGCAAGAGCAGCTTCTTAGATTCTTCGCGGAGGCCGCCGGAACGGATTCGGGGACGCCGGCCGCAAGTCAGATCGCCGAACCGATCGGGGGCGCGTCGGCGGACGCCGCGTCGGGCACGAGCGACGCCGCATCCGGCCAGAGTTATGCAGCGACTACGGTGGGCACAAGCACCGGTGCGGAGAGCGCGGCCCCAAGCACGGGCGGGACTGGGAGCACGATCGAATCGGCGCTGACGACGTTTCTGGAAGGTGGGCTCGGGATCGTCCCGCTGGTTACCGGCCTGATAGACCTGTTCGGCGGAGGCAGCTCGGCTCCCCCCGATCTCGAGAAGTACCAAAAGCCCTCTTCCATCGACTTTATGAGCGCGGATACGCCGAACGGACTGGTGGCGGCGAACTACGACCAACTGGGGATGCCTCGGCTGGCGGACACGGCGCAGCCGACCTCGACCGCGCCAGGTTCCTCCGGAGTCAGCGCCTCTTCGGCGGCGGAATCCGACCAGTTGGGGATGCCTCGGCTGGCGGACACGGCGCTGCCGACTTCGACCGCAGCGGGTTCCTCGGGAGCCAGCGGATCCTCGGCGGCGAATTACGACCAGTTGGGGATGCCTCGGCTGGCGGACGCGGTGCTGCCGACCTCCACCGCAGCGGGTTCCTCGGGAGCCAGCGGATCCTCGGCGGCGAATTACGACCAGTTGGGGATGCCACGGCTGAACGATACGGCGCTGCCGATTTCGGCACCAGCGGGTCCGTTGGGCGCCGGCGGATCTTCGGCGGCGAACTACGGCCAGTTGGGGATGCCACAACTGGCCGACACGGCACTGCCAAGCTCGACCGCCGCGAGTTTCTCGAGGGGCAGCGGCTCTTCGGCTGCGGACTACGACCAGTTGGGGATGCCACAACTGGCCGATACGGCGCTGCAGACCTCGCCAGCAGCGAGTTCCTCCGGAGCCAGGGGCTCTTCGGCGGCGGCTTATGGGAGCGGCGCCGGGCAAGGCGGAACGGCGGCGCCGCAGGTGACGGTGAACATACAGGCGATGGATGCGCAATCCATTCTGGACCGCAGCGGTGACATCGCGCAGGCAGTACGCAGCGCGATGTTGAACATGAGTGCGATCAACGACGTGATCAGCGATCTGTGATATGGCTTCATTTCCAACCCTCAAAACCAGCGCCGTCGCCCAGTATCCGGCCTCCAAACTAGTCACGTTCCAGAACCAGGTGGTGCGGTTTGTGGATGGCAGCGAGCAGCGATACCGGGATTGCGCCGGACCGCTACACCAGTGGGTGATCCGCCTGAACGAGCTCGACGAGACGGAAATGGCGGCGCTGGAGCAATTTCTGGCATCAAACCAGGGCAGCTTCGGCAGCTTTTTCTTCACGGACCCATGGAGTAACCAGACTTATACCAATTGCAGTTTCGCCGATGATGTCATAGGTCTGACTTCGGTAGAAGAAATGCACGGTCAGACCTCGGTTACGGTGAGGGAAAACCGGGGGTAACTACGAATATCTATCCACAGTTATTAACCGGGGCAACGAGCCAGTTTCCGATTGTGAAGCAACGGAGACCGAGGACTGTTGTGAACGTGGCGGCAGACGGGAGCTCGATCAAGATGGCGGACCCGGCCGGCGCAACGGTTGAATGGCAACTGCAGTACGCCAATCTCAGCGACACGGAACTGGCTGCGCTGCAGCAATTCTTCACGGCAATGGAAGGATCACTGAACAGCTTCACGTTCCTCGACCCGGCGGCGAATCTGCTCGCCTGGAGCGAGGATCTGACGAACGCGGTCTGGGCGTCGGCGCCGTTTCTTACTCTATCGGGCAACGTGGCGGACCCGCTGGGCGGCAGCAGCGCATGGCAACTGGCCAACTCCGGAGAGGGAGCGCAGGCGCTGACGCAGACGCTGAACACGCCGGCCAGCTATACGTACTGCTTCAGCGTATATGCGTTCAGCAGCCAGCCAGCGGCGATCCAGTTGAAGCTCGGAAGCAACTCGGCGCAGGCCGCGCTGAACTCCCGGTGGAGCCGAATTCACATCGCCGGTACGGGCGACGCAATGGCAAGCTCGGTCGAATTCGGAATCGAACTGCCAGCGGGCGCCACGGTGAGCGTGTTCGGACCGCAAGTGGAAGCGCAGTCGGTCGAGTCTGCGTACAAAACCGGAACGACGGGCGGCGTTTATGAAACTGCGCGTTTCCGCGACGACTCGTTCAAATTGACGTCCACCGACGTAAACCACCACTCCGCAACGGTGAACATATTCTATGCAAACAGTCTCTGAGTTGAAGGCGGGTGCGATCACCGATACGCCGCTGGTGATATTCGACTGTGTCCTGCCGAACGGAGACGTCGAACACTGGTGCACGCACGGAATCACAGTCGGAGGCACGTCTTACGCCGCCCGCCTTTTGCAGCACAGCGCGTTCGATATTCAAACTGCCTCGGACCAGGGTGTCGACGGGAGTCCGACGATCACACTGCTGCTGGCCAACGCGGACTCATACTTCTCAGAGATCGAACGCAGCACGGGTTTCCGGGGCGCACAGATCACGGTCAGCTTCGTGTTTTACGATTTGCGCAACCACGCTCCTCTGACTGACGCAGTAGTTGTGTTTCAGGGGATCTGTAACCCTCCGGACCAAATCAAAGAAGCGACGTTTCGTGTTACGGCAACCAACCAGATGAGCCTGCAGCGAGTGTTTCTGCCCGAAATACGGATTCAGCGCTGGTGCCCCTGGACATTCCCGTCAACGCCCGCTCAACAGCGGGAAGCCATCGACGGAGGCACCGAGGGCAGGTATTCCCTATACTACCCGTGCGGTTACTCCGCCGGCCTTTCGGGAGGTTGCGGGAACCTGAATAACGGCGTGCCGTTCACGTCGTGCGGATACACTGCGACAGACTGCCAGGCCCGCGGAATGTTCACGCGGTTTGCGGGAATCGAATACATTCCGCCGGTGATCTCGGTGCGAGGCTACGGTAAGGCATGGACAAGTTCCGCCGTGGCGGTGAACCAAGCGCGTTACAACGACTATGTTCCGATGGCGTACGGCACAGCCTGGTACTATCCGCCGGTCGTATTCGCACGCAACGACGGGAACCTGACGCGGATGGAGGTGCTGCTAGGCATCGGCCAGATTCAAGGCGTGCTGACCGTCCTGGTGAACGGTTATCAGATACCGCTTGGCGTAAACGGTCAAAACATGACCGGCACCGGATGGTACAACATCCCAACACTGGGGACTCGAAATGGCACATTCGATCTGAATTTTCCGAACTCCAGCGGGCAGCCCGCTGGAGATCCCTATGGTGGCATGGCTTACCTGTCGGTGGTAGTGCCGAATCAAGTCAGCGACGGGAACTCATTGCCTTCGGTGCAGGTGCTGATTCAAGGACTGATTGTCCCGACCTATGACGCCCAAGGAAACCAGCTAAGCCAGGAATTCAGCAGTAACCCCGTTTGGATCTTACACGACATACTGCGGCGCAGCGGGTGGCAAGCTTCCGAGATCGATTATTCGACCCTGGCACCAGCGGCGGCGTACTGCGACGAGCCAATTAACTCAACGGATCTTAACGGTAACCCGATCAGCATCCCCCGATTCCGATGCAACCTGGTACTGCAGAACAGGCGCAGCGCCGGCGATGTGATTCGGGGAATTCGCAATGCGTCACGGCTCTACCTGACTTACGGTTCCGGGGGCGTCCTGCAGATCAATGTCGAGAATTCGATGGCGCTGCAGCAGCCGACACAGAACTCCTGGTCGAACAGCACCGAATCACTAAACGGAGGATGGCCGGCCTATGAGTTCGGCGACGGAAGCACGGGCGTGTCGGGAATCCTGCGGAAATCGACGGGAGAGCCGAGTGTGGTGGTTTTGTCGCGCAGCATTGCGGACACACCGAACTCGCTGAGCATAGACTATCAAGACGAACTGAACAGCTACCAGCAGGACAGTTACACAGTTGTAGAGCCGGACGATGTAACCCTGACAGGCCAACAAGTGACGGCTACGCTGATGGCAATTGGATTACCTAATTACGATCAGGCAGCCAGGATCCTCAAATTCAGTCTGGATAAGTCGCTGTGGGGTAATACCTATATTCAGATCGAGACCAGCATCATGGCGTTCGGGATCCGGCCCGGGGACCTGATCACGGTCACCTATCAAAAAGAAGGTTTCACCCGCCAGGCATTTCGCGTGTTGAAGATATCTCCGGCGACTAACTACCGGACGGCAGTGGTCACGGCACAGATTCACGACGATGCGTGGTACCTGGACTCAAACGGGCAAGACAGCTCGGCGGCGGGGACAAACCAACAGGCAACCGCGAGCAGCGGACTCCCGCGGCCGCTACTGGGAAGTGTGGTGGACGCGAACGGACTAGTCGAGTTTGGCATTGCAGAGACGGACACGACAAACAGCGACGGGACGATCCAGGCAAGCCTGACGGCGAGCTTTGTCGCACCAGGGGCGACCACGGCGGGCGGGCCTGGCGTGCCACTGGTCAGCCTGGTTGCGACGATTGGAACGGGCGGTACGCTGGCGGCAAACCAGGTTCTGTACTATGCGGTTTCCGGCGTGGACGCGGCCGGAAACGAAGGCGCACTTTCGTTTATCGTGACGGCGGTGATTGCGAGCGACGGGTCTTCAATGACGCTAACGGGGCTCAGCTTCACTCCGGGCACCAGCACGTTTAATGTTTACCGCGGGACGACGCCGGCCGAGTTGCTGCGGATCGCTTCGAGCCAGGCGATTGGAACGAGCTTCACCGATTCCGGCGCGCAACCGCAACTGATCGCCCCGCCGGATGCGAACTTCGACCATGCCAATTTCTACTGGCGTATGGAGTTCCAGCCAGAGATGGCGGCCAGCATCTTCTCGCCGAGGACGGTGGGAAATGGGAACCTGCAGATGAGCCTAAACGGCTATCAGGGCATGACGGCGCGGGTGACGCGAGGGACCGGCACTGGGCAGGAGGCATCGATTGCAAGCAACGATGCGACGACACTCACGCTTTCGAACGCGTGGGTGGTGACTCCGGACGCCACAAGCTACTTCGTCGTGGCTGAATCGGGCTGGCACTTTGGGGCAATGACTAAGAGCAGCCCGGTGAGCTTGGTTGTCCCCAATCAAGGCGGCGAAACGGTTCATGTGACGGGGCGGTCGGCGAACGCGGTCAACGTGGAGTGCCCGCCCTTGCTATCGACGGTGACGCGGTGGCAGATTGGGGGAAGCGGATTCAGCGACAGCGCCGCGCCGCCGACACCGTTTTTTGGATTGGGCGCTGGAAAGAGCGGCGGGACGCTGGACTTGAGCGGGGTGTCCTTCAGTAGCCTGACCGATACCGAGACGATTTCAGCCGCGACGCTAACGGTTTACTACTGGGACGAACTACAAGGCGCCACCAGCTTCGCGCTTGCCAACGCCATAGGGACTGGCGACACGACCTTGACGCTGAATGCTCCGGGACCGGCGCAGGCTGGCAGCATTTTGCAGATCGACAGCGAGGTGCTCGGAGTCACGGCTGTCAGCGAGGGCGGAGTGCAATACACAATCCAGAGGGGCGTGCAGAGCAGTCCGGCCGGCGTGCACGCCGCGCAGACAGCGGTTTATCACCTAGCAGGTCTGACGGCAACCGCCGGGTTTCCGCAAGGATTCTTCGGCAGCCCTTACAGCGGCACCTGGGGCTTCCCCATACCGCTTCCGGACGTCCGGGTGGCGAGCGCGCAACTGTTCGTTACCAACCAAAAAGGAAACAGCCCGACGGCGAGCGCATGTCTGACGCACACGGTCGATAGCGGCCTGCGGACGCTCTCCGGCGGCCAGTACTCGATTCAAGTGGAGGGGTACCTGTCAGTAGACCAATCAGCGTCTCCGGCCCTGGTGGTGGAGGCGGCGCACTCGGTCGGGGACATTTACGCGGTGCTCGGCGCAGCGGCGGACGCGACAGTGCAGCTTCAACTCAACATCAACGGGTCGGCTTACTGCCAGTTGGTGTTTCAGGCAAACGAGACTATTTCCAACGACGTCAGCGGGCAAGGTCTGCCGCCATTGGCGGCGGGCGATCAGATCACCCTGGCCGTTCAAACCGTCGGGCAGACCTATCCAGGCGCGGACCTCACCGTAATCATTCGACTTTGATGGGAGACACACTGTCCAAACTGCAACCCGACCGCGATCTTCAGTGCTACTTTTTTGAGCCATCGGCGATTGCGGCGTTGAGTGAGACCAGCGCGGCTGGGTTCACGGTCTCCGGTTGCTGGCGGAGCCAGTTCGATTGGGCGGTACTCGAATGGAACCGGGACAATGTCTTCGAATACCCTGCTTTACGCAATCTTCCCGACGGGGACCTGAGCGGATTGCAGCTATCTTACCAGGAAGTTCGCACTAACTGCATCGGTTTCGATTCTGCGTGGTACCCGACGGAACCCTGGCCCTATCTCAGGATCTGGGCAGATACCGACGGAGGGGAACAGATCTACGAGATCCCTCTATTGCAATACGCGACGCCTCTATCGAGCGCCGTTCCCGCCACTACCCAGTTCCAATTGCAGGGCGCGCCAACAACCGGAGACTACATCGAGCTGGCTTGGCTGGACCAGCACTATAATTACCAGTTTCTTTCCGGGGATTCGCTGAGCAGCGCGGCAGGAGCCTTGGCCGGCATTATCACCGCGAATCAGCAGACCGGATTAGTGAGCGCTACGGCAGGCGACTCGACAATTACGCTCACCTATCTAGGCGTGCCGGGATCAAACGGAAACTGGATCGGCGTCTATGGAACCGTGCACGGTGCCGGCACGGAATCCTGGGCAGCGGCGTCGGCCCTGTTCCAGGGTGGCGTATCGCCCACCGCCTGGCAAGTGGATCTGAACTTTGCAAGTCTAACGGATTTGAACGGCGTCTCAATCCCCGCCGCAAATGTAACGAACGTCCGGAAGTTGCGATGGACCTGGGCGGCGGACATGCAGGCGGCGGATTTCCAGCGAAGCGAGTTTTCCGTGGTCCTGTCGAACTGGACCGTCACAGGGACCGGCCAGCAGTACCAAGTGGCGGGGCCCGGCAGCCGTCGGATCGAAAATGATTCCAAGACGCTTACCTACACCGGCACTTGGGTTTCCGAGATAGGAAACTATTCGGGCGGGTCCATACAGTCGACGACAGCGCCCGGCTCTGCTGTCGAATGCTCCTATGTCTCGGCGTTTGTCCACACCTTGTACCTGGGTACGCGGGCACTGGCGGGCGGTGGACAAGTGACCGTGCAAGTAGACAGCGGCACGCCGACCGCGATCAGTTTGGCGCTTAACGGCGAAGATGTGCTGATGCGAGTGTCGCTGGGACAGCAAACGTCGTCCGTCGAACATAACGTCACGATTACCCATTCCGGAGCGGCGGGCACCTCCGTTTACTTCGACTTTCTTGAAATCGCCGTTCCAACAAGCAATCTGCCGACGTTCAGCGCGATGCCGACGACAGCGGCGGCGACGGACTGGGATACTAACCACTCTCTGGCGCTTGCTCCCGAACGGACGGCATGGTTGGTCGACACTCTAGGGTTGCGCGGCCGATTGAATCACTATGCCGGAGCGCTATTGTTTTATGAGCTGGTTTGCCAGGGCAATCAGTACGCATCCGCGACGATTACCTTCGCCGGGCAGCCGGAGTTCGGTGGGCAGACCGAAATCGAGCTGGACGGTACGCCGCTGCAGCACTGGAACCTGATTGGCGACACGGCCGAGAGCATGGCCACCTGTTTCGAACTGTTGATCAACGCAGGTTCGACCGAGGTATGGGCCCAAGCCACCGGAGCCAGCCTCACGATCACTTCGCGGCTTTCTGGCTCAGCGGGCAACAGCATCGCTCTGAGCGTCACTACCAACAGCACGCAGTTTACAGCCAGCGTGACGGCGAGCGCGCTTTCCGGCGGCCAAGATGGAACGTGGCTGACGGATCTAACCGTTGTGCCGCGGATGAACCGGGCGGCACGGGACTGGAGTTCCAGTTATTTCAAGGCTCTGAACAGTTACGGCATCGGCGTCACCGCATCGTTCAGCATGGAACTTGGCAACGGTGACCCGAGCTCTGGCGCGGCAATTGCCCAACGCTATCCGGACGGCACTGCGTGCACGGTGAACACACCGGCCCTCCAGACCAACTTCGGGCCAGAAAGCACATCATTCTGGCAGCAGGCGTATCTCGACATGGCGCAGGTCATGGTAAGCGCCGGTATTACTCCGTATCTGCAATTCGGCGAGGTTCAGTGGTGGTACATGGCGGCGCACGGCGGCATGCCGTTTTATGACGCCCACACCACGTCGGCCTTTCAGGCAGCCTATGGGCAGCCGATGGCGGCAATTCCGAGCCAAAATGCCGACCCGGCGAGTTATCCAAACGAGTGTGTCTTTCTGCCGGCGCTGATTGGCCAGTTCACGCAGACGATCATGACCTTTGTCCGCCAGTCGGCGCCAAACGCGAAGTTTGAAGTGCTGTACCCGCCGGATGTCAATAACACACCGCTTAACAGACTGATCAACTACCCCACAACCTACTGGACGCCGGCTAACCTGGCTTGTCTTAAGACCGAGAATTTCACTTATACCGGCGACCGCAATCTGGACCTGGCGCGCCAGTCGATCCAGTTGCCGGAGGTTCTTGGCTTCCCGCCGTCGCAGAGCAGCCACCTGGTGGGTGTCAGCAATTACACCACACCGTGGATCAGGGAATGGAATCTGGCACGGGCGGCAGGCATGGAATCCGTAGTGCTGTTTGCGCTCGATCAGTTGTGCCTGATCGGTTACTCCCTGCCGGTCAGTACGAGACTTACCCGAGCGAGATTTCTGAGCCGTTAG